CAGAATAGAACTACAAAAAATAGATAAAGATATTGCTAAGAATGAATACTTAGTTAGACAAGGTGGCGAAATAGGAAAAGCAGCAGCGGCTCGCAACCAAGAACTAAAAGATAGACGCGGGATTTTAATACAGCAGCAAGAACAAACAAGAGCTCAAAAAGAAGCAAACGCTGAACTGCAAATACAAAAAGATCTACAAAAAGAAATGGCAGATCAAGCAGCAAACTCTATAGATAACATGATAAAACTAATAGATACTACTAGAAGTGGTGGTATGATTGCTGCCGAAGCTTTACGTCAAAGATCGGTAGCTGTTAGGCAAGAAGAGGCAGATGCTATATATCGCTTAGAAACAGCAAAAGTAAGAAGCGACTTAGCTGCTTATGATTTAATGAGAGAGAATTATTTAGTACCAACACCAGAGCAAGCCCAAGGAATGGAAGCTCTACGTCAAGGATTAGCAGCAGCAGATGCAACTAGAAATCGTAGAAAACAAATAGAAAATGTAACTGAAGCTACCAATCAAGAAACAGCAGCCAGACAAATAGCACTAGCTCAATATGACGAACAACTAGCAGTTACTCAGGCACAACTTGACCTAGACAATCGCCTATTTCAAAATAGACAAACCTTAATGCAAAACTATATTAATCTAGACAAACAGGAAGTAGATAATAAAAAAGCATTAAATCTACTTACTCAAGATGAGATTGATGCAGAAACTCGTAGATTTGAGCGTTTTAGAATTGAAGAAGATTTAAAGAGTAAACTACGAGATATAGAAAATGAACGACTAAGCGTATTGCGCGAATATAACAGAGAATATAATAGGCAAGTTACTGTCGGTGGAGGCGAAGAGGTTGATCCAACTACACTAACAAATATTTTGTCACGTATCGCAGGTATAAAAGATGCTGAAGAATCGGCTAAAAGAGGTGCAGGCCTACAAAATCAAATGCTAGATAATCAAGCTAGAGTTAATGATCGTATGAGACAATATGCCGGTGCTTGGAAAGGTATGTTTGATGGCATGGCTAATTCTATGGTTGATTGGATGAAAACAGGTAAATGGACAGGTAAGGAATTACTAAAAGACTTACTTGCTAACATTGCGGCTTATGAATTAAGATTACAATTACATGCTGTGTATGTACAAGCTATAAAAGCAATGACCGGAGCGGGTGGTTTCTGGGGAACTGTAGCTGGATTATTTACTGGCGGAGCCACTACTACTACCCCACCAGTAATGACTGCTATGGGAGCTGTATACGATAAAGGATATATGCTACATGGTTATGCAAGAGGTGGAATTGTAAATGCCCCTACTACTTTTGGAACAGGTACTGGGTATGGCATAATGGGCGAAGCAGGACCAGAAGCAATTATTCCTCTACGCAGAAATAGTCGTGGAGAACTAGGTGTTGATGGCGGAGGTGCCGGCGGAAGCAATACCCAAGTAGTAGTTAATAACTTTAGCGGTGAGCGCGCAGAAACCAAAGAAACTGTTGATAGTCGTGGAAATAGAAAGATAGAAGTAGTTATAGGTGATGCAGTAAATAGTAATATTACTCGTAGCGGTGGCACTACACAAGAAGCGATTAAGTCTACGTTTGGATTAAGATCAAATTTAATTAGGAGATAGTAATGGCATCTATCAGTTGGCCAGCTACACTACCAAAATATCCGCAAAAAGGCTTTTCAGAAACTTCTGGCGTTATTGTAGCTAGAACTAGTATGGATAAAGGCCCAGCAAAACAACGTAGACTAGGAAACGCTGTTAATACTTTTTCAGTTACCTATTTTATGGATCGCTTTCAAATTGATACATTTGAAACTTTTGTAAAATCCACCTTAAAAGGTGTTTTACGCTTTACTATACCACATCCAAGAAATCCTTTTCCTAATCCGGCTGCTATAACAGGCAAATATGTCGAAACAAGTGTGGTTGATTTAAATTTAGAAGTTCGTATAGTTCCTCAAAATAATGGGGAACTCTACACATTAAATTATTTAGGGCCAGGATACTATAGTGTATCACTAACGTTGGAAGCATTACCATGAGTAGACTGTCTACTTTATCGCAAACTGCTATTCGTGAATTTTATTCGCCTAACAGTATCGAGAACTTAATTACCCTAGTTACAATATACGATCCACTTGATACATCAAAAGTGGTAGCTAGAATTTGCGATGGATGGACAGATCGCTTAACTGTATCAAGTTTGAATATTGGTGATCCAGATGGTACAAATACTAGTATAGCTGCAAAAAGCACTGCTACAGAAGATTTAATAGTTGATCTAGAAACAGATACTACAATTAATGCAGAAGATATAATTTATGGAGTACCTAGTGGTGGTAGTGCTGCAAAACCTTTTATATTTTTACCTCTAGATATTACCTTACCAGATGAAGCAGAAGGTAGAGCACCTAGAGCTAGTATAACTATTTTTAATGCTACAAGATATTTTACCCCTTTAATTAGACGTGTTGATGGGCCTCCCAAGATTAAGTTTGAGCTAGTTTTAAGCAGCAACCCTACAAATGTAGAAATAGTATTTGATTCCTTTTATATAAGTAATATTAACTATAATAGAGATCAAGTAACACTAGAACTAAGTATGATTGATTACGACAGAGAGCCTTTTCCACAGCATACATTTAGCCCCTCTTATTTTCCAGGAATATTCTAATGTGGTCAAATAAATATATTGGTATACCCTTTAAAGAAGGTGGAAGAGATTTCGACGGCATAGATTGCTGGGGTTTAACACGCCTAGTCTATAATAATGAATATAATATTAAGCTACCTAGTTTTAATAATGAATATATAATTAGCGATAGCGATAGAATAGCTGAATTATTTAGTAGATATAAGGAAGGTTGGACACCAGTTACAGAACCGGAAGAGGGTTCCTTAGTAACTTTTAATATTTTAGGTAATCAAACACACGTAGGTGTTATTACAGATAAAACTAGTTTTTTACATATAAGAGAAAATCAAACTAGTACTGTAGAAAAATTAAATAGTATTATATGGAATAAAAGAATTGCTGGTTTCTATAAATATAATCCATATAGTAGTGCGCAACTTACTTTAGCTCCTCATCCACTAAAAACAGATAAATATATATTACCGATAATTCCAGGTACTACAGTAGAAGAAGTTTCTGAATATGTTATTGAAAATTGGAAGGTTAATAAGGAATTAAAATCTAATCTTAATATTATTGTTAATGGTAATATTATTGAGAAACACAATTGGAAAAATTTAGTACTAACTAGTAACGATTTAATAGAAGTTAGATCTGTTGCAAGAGGCGGCGGCGGTGGGTTACGTTTATTTCTATTAGTAGCATTAGCAATTGCAGCCCCTTATTTAGCAGGAGCTTTGCAAGCTTTTGGTGCTGGAATGATGGCTGGTACAGGTTTTGCAGGAGCATTATCCGGAGCAGCCATGACTTTAGGAGCAGGTATAACTGCTACAGGTTTAACTGGAGCTTTATTAACTGCAGGAATTTCACTAGTAGGCGGAGCATTAATAAATGCTATTGCACCTATTCGTGCGCCAAGTACTGATGTAAAAGATCCAGGTAGCGCTGAACAACAGATGATACTTAGTGGAGCAGCTAATAAAGTTAATCCTTATGAAGCCATCCCTATTATACTAGGTAAATTACGAGTAACTCCTCCACTTGCAGCTCAAAATTACACAACTTTTCAAAATGAGCGTGATAGCTATTTGACAATGTTGCTATGTTGGGGTTATGGCCCACTAGAGATTAGTAAAACTGGTGGCGTATATAACTATAAAATTGGTAATCAACCACTAAGTCAATTTACACAGGTAACAAAACAACAAACACTAGAGCGTAAATTTGTAACTGGCGGAGCACTAGATAATACCGTTAGTGAAAAAACAACACTAAATGATATTTATCCTGGCGATATTAATCAGCGCTGGGAACAAAAAACGCTAGAATGGAATGCTGATGGCTATTCTGCCGCAGGCCAGCCTTCGCCTTATGCTACTCCGTTATGGGTGTTTCCAGGAGTACCTACTGTTGGCTTAGCTAGCAATCCAAATATTATTTCTTACACTTTTCCGGCAAAAGTAACTGGACAAAATGATTATACTAAAATACACGTAGTTCTTCATTTTCCACAAGGTTTACGGGCAATTAAAGTAAAAGGTAATGATGGGATAGGAGACCAGTTCGCACTAGCAAATTCAGCAACAAGTGATAATGGTGCATCAGGCTTACTTGCAAGACTACAGAGAGATCTATTAGTTTACAGAGAACTAGAAGGTGATCCATCAGTACCTCCTCCAATTACTTATAATGTAAATGCTCCTCATCATCCAGTTATTATTAAAGTACAGTGGAGCAGCGATGGTTTAAACTGGACAGATATGTTCGGACCCTTCTTAGAATATGGAGGATCATCTCCCAAGAAAGACGCTTTTACAGTTACAGTAGAAAAGATAATACCACAAGGTGATCCATTTAGACGTAGTGCTATACATATACGTGCTTGGAGAGCAAATTGGAGCGGTACAGATCCTGTTAAAGCAGATGGAACTACAACTGATTATAGGTATTATCACGCTGTTCAATTACTTAATTTTACTGCATTTACACAGCAAGAACCTTACTACGATCCACCAAATAGTAAACTAGTACTAACTGCACTAGAACTTAAATCTGACAAAGTTATGAATGGTCAGGTAGAAGGAATTAATGCAGTTGTACAAACTTATGCATTTAATTATACTGGTACTCCTGGCGTATGGACAGCTGGAGTCATAGATAATCCAGCAGCTTTATATATCTATATAATGACCCATCCAGCTAATCCTAGAAGATTATGTAATTTAATGGATGGTAGTGGTAATTTTAATGTTACAGAAATACAGAAATATATTGATTTAGCAAAGTTAGAGGAGTGGTATCAATATTGTAACGGAACCTTAAGTAATGCTAATATGGTAATGACTACAGGTGCTGCACCTAGTGGTGATTTAGCCTATACTCCTATGGTTAGTGTACAGTATAAGAAAAATGGAGTTAATGTAGGTTCGCCAGTTCTAAGACCAAAATTTAAATTTAATAGTGTAGTAGCTACACAAAGAAGTATCCTAGAAGTATTACGCGACGTCTGCGCTGCTGGCAGAGGTAGTCCTACGATTATTGATGGCAGATGGACAGTTACTTACGATAATTATACTTCTACAGTAGTACAACATTTTACACCACACAATACTTGGGGTTTTGAAAGTACCAGAGTACTTACTGAATTACCACATGCCCTAAGAATAGAATATAATGATGAACGTGATAGCTATGATTATAAAACTGCAGAAAGCATAGTTTATAATGCTGGCTATGCTCAAATTGCCACAGGAATTAAAAAAGCAGCTACATTATTTGAAAGCATTCCTCTACCGGGTATAACTAATAGTTTATTAGTTTACGATCACGCAAAATGGCACATGGCTCAAGCTATTTTGCGAAGAGAATTATATACTATAAATGCAGATTTAGAATACCTAGTATGTAATCGTGGAGATAGAGTTCGTGTTACTCATGATGTGCCTATGTGGGGTATACACAGTGCCAGAGTAAAAACAAGAATGCCAACAAACGGTATGGGAGCAACAACTCCTAGTGCTGATACTATTGGTATAGATTTAACCGAAGAATTTCAAATTGATCCAGTTAAAAGTTATCATATAAAAATAAGAAGTGGTAATAATAAAGGAATAGAATCAGAAAGAAGTATTAAAACTACTGGTTTTGCAATAAATAAAATTATTCGTCAAAATAACATTGTTACTGCATATTTTACAAACCCTTATCACCCACTTAAACGTGGTAATTTATTTGTATTAACTGGTACCGGTCTAGCTAATTGCGATAGTGCAGGACTAGATGA